CGTGGTTGCACCCACATCGAAGATGCCGCTATCGCTAGGGGTGAGAAGTGAGCGAGTGGGAAGAACCTGATTTTTCAATCAGCGAAGAGTCTAAAGATGCTTGGAAGATTCTAAAGCATCATACCGAAGTCGCCTCAGACCGCATTTATGAGGAGTTGCCAGATATTATTCAGCACGCCTTTGAAGAAGGCATTGCTTATGCCCGCGAGCAGGTAGCGCGGGAGATTGAGATTTGCGAACCTTGTTTTAATGATGTTTGGTGTGGCAAAGACGAAAAGAATCAAGATTGCTCGTGTATTTGTCACCAATACGCCGCTATCGCTAGGGGTGAGAAATGACCCACGATGAATTGGTGTCAATATGTGATAACTACACATTCAAAGACTCTGGTGAACCTGTTCGCGCCCTTCGTGCAGTAGTTGAACTGCATGCAGATAACGGCTTTGGAGACTGCAGGCACTGTCAGGGGCTGTACGGCATGGGCGAAGCTTATCCTTGCCCAACTATTCAAGCCATAGAGAAGGAGTTAGTGTAATTGTTTACAGGAACACTTTTACCCTATCAGGTTGAGGCCGTAGAGGCCATGGTAGCTCGCAAGAAGATGCTTGTGGCCTACGATCTTGGCCTGGGTAAAACTGTTCTTACTATAGCTGCATTAGAAGAGCTGGCTCCTAGTAAACCCGGTATAGTTATCTGCTTATCGTCACTTAAGTATCAGTGGGCGGAGCAGATTAGGAAATTTACTGATGTTGGAAACCCTTTGGTCATTGATGGGACCCCTAAACAAAGAGAAGAGCAGTACGCCCTCGCACTCACCGGGGAGTACACTCACATCATTATTAATTACGAGCAAGTTGTTAACGACTGGGAGTACGTCCGAAAGCTTGACAGAGGATTTGTAGTCTGTGATGAGGCCACCGCAATTAAAAGCTTTAGGTCTAAGCGTTCTAAGCATGTGAAGGAACTTAAGAGTCCTATTAAATTTGCCCTTACTGGCACACCGATTGAGAATGGTAAGCCGGAGGAACTCTATTCCATTATGCAGTTTGTAGATAAAGATGTACTTGGTAGGTACGACCTATTCGATAAAACGTTTATAGTTCGTAACCACTTTGGTGGCGTAGAACGCTACCGTAACCTAAGCATATTGAATAAGGCTATGGCTACTTCCAGTGTACGAAAGAGACAGCAGGATCCCGATGTGGCTCCTTATCTTCCTGACACTATCTTTGCTGAGCCTATCTGCGTATCGTTTGATAGGGCAGGCGCCAAGCTCTATAATCATATTGCTGAGGAGATTCTAGAGGATCTAGAGGGGGCTATCGATAGCTTTGGTACCTCCTTTGATCTCTTTTCTCACTATTCTGGTGAGACTCAGAATGAGGCTGCTAACGCTCTAAAAGGTAAGATTATGTCTAAGCTTACTGCCTTAAGAATGCTCTGTGACTCCCCGTCCTTACTACAAAGCTCAGCGTCACTCTACCGATCAGATTCCAACTCTGGTTCTAAATATGCCCATGATTTAGATGAGGCCGGTATGCTGTCCACCATTAAATCAAACCCTAAAGTGCACGCCTTGAAACAGTATGTACAAGAGTTCTTAGATAGCTATGATGGTAACAAAGTAGTTATCTTTACCAGTTATGTAAACATGGTGAAGATTCTAGATAAGGAGCTAGACTCCTACAACCCACAGATCTATACAGGAGAGCTAAATGCCAAAGACAAAGAAGCAGCCAAACTTACTTTTCAATCTGATCAAAATTGTCGTGTACTTATTAGTAGTGATGCCGGTGGCTATGGTGTGGATCTGCCTCAGGCTAACTTACTCATTAACTATGATCTTCCGTGGAATGCTGGCTTGGCTCTGCAACGGAATGGTCGCATTCGCCGTGCATCTAGCACGTGGCCTTCAATTGTAATTCAGGACTTCCTTATGGAGGGGTCTATTGAGGAACGGCAGCACGACATGCTTCTACAAAAGAACTCGGTAGCTGATGCCATTATGGACGGGGAAGGCATAGATGCCAAGGGCGGTATAGAATTAAATTTAGGTAGCCTTAAGGCATTCTTACAACAGACTATGGTCTAAAATTATTTCACTATGCCTAATCAACCTAAGACCCCGACCCGTACCATCCGGGTATCAAACGAGCTGTGGACCGCTGTAAAGGACAAGGCTCAAATAGATGGCCGTACTGTTACGGATGTAATCATCGCTGCCCTAAAGGAATATGTAGAGGGTGGTTTGCAGGACTAATAAACCTGTGGTACTATATTGAATAGGGGGGTAGTAAACATGCCAAAAGTTATTCAAAGAGATTTACCTACCGAGGGTAATCCTGTAGTAAATAAGGTTCGCCAGTACATAGCACTTCGTGGTCGTATAGAAGACCTTACCAAAGAGCAGTCTGGCCTTAAGACTGAGTTATCTGATCTTGTAGATAGTGAAGGTACAGTAGACGACAAAGGCCATATCTGGTACTCCCTACCTGAAGAGGTAGATGGCTATCACTCCTTACAGCGCCAGCGCAGGGTTTCTCAAAAACTTGACTCTCAGGTAGCTGAGGATATCCTCAAGTCTAAGGGCTTAGAGTCTCGTTGCTACTCCTTAGTCCCTGTATTAAATGAGTCAGAAGTTATGGCTTGCCTATACGAAGGTCTCCTTACTGAAGAGGAGATCGACTCTATGTACCCTAAGTCTGTTTCCTACGCTTTTATTCCAAGTAAGTCATGAACGAACAGGACCCAGTAGATCGCCTTCTCTTAGAACTAGACGAGTATTATCCCGGTTCTAAGAGGAAGCGCCGTCCTCTAAGTCCTGTAGCTAAGAAGCCTAAAGTAAAAGAAGAAGGTTCCTGGGACTCAAAGCCTCAGGTTAAGAAGCTACCTAATGGAAAAGTGGTAGAATTATTTAGTGCGGGGGATTTTTCTCTTGCACTTGGTAGACCTCTAGTGACTATCCGTCTTTGGGAGCGCAAAGGATATATTCCTCGAGCACCTTATAGATTAAAGTCGCCGGTTGTAAATGGAGTAAAGAAGCCAGGTTGGCGTATGTATTCCAGAGCAATTGTCGAGGCTACAGTGGCTGCGTTTGAAGTCCGAGGACTTATGGACGCACCGCGCATTGATTGGAATAGCCATACAAGTCTTTCTATAGAACTAGTAGAGACTTGGAAGCGTATTCACGATCAAGAAATTAACTGACCTATAACACCTACGAAAGAAGACCAACATGACCAACACGACCAGCGCACCTAGAGTCCCAAATGCAGACTCATATGTAACTTCAACAAGCTCTTATGAGGAAGAGTTGTTTGAAGAAGAGGATGAAAACACTTCGTCTTCTAACCCTTCAATCATCCAAACCGGTTGGGCCGCAGCAAAGCAGGCTACCTCACAAAGTAGCAAGTTTGCTACCGACTTCAAGTTTGATGAAGATCCTCAAATTATCAAGTTCATCTCCTCTGAGCCAATGGCTTTCAAACAACACTGGGTTAACCGACCAGGAAAGAAGTCATTTATCAGTATCGGTGAGGGCGATCCACTTATCGAGGTTGGAAGTATTCCATCTCAAAAGTTTGCTTTTACTATCCTGAATTTCTCAGACCCAGAAAACCCACAACGCGAGCTCATGGTAGTTGGCGTACGTCTTTGCAAGCAGATCGAAAAGCTTGCGTCTGATCCTAAGACAGGACCTCTTAACCGTTCTAACATGTACTATGCTGTTAGCAAGTCCGGTACCGGTCCTAAGACAACACACATGATCACACCTATTAAGGAACGTGATCTGCAAGAGGATTGGGATATCGATCCTGAAATCGCCAGTAAGCACATTGCTAGCACTAAGCCTTTTGGGCCTGAGTCTATCTATATGTCTTCTTATGAAGAGCTTGCTGAAGTAGCGCGTGAACTCGCTGCTGCTGCCGAATAACATATCCCACTAATGTTGGGGAGTCGGGTTTTTGACCTCCTTTCTACCGACTCCCCAACCCCACTAATTCAGGAGAGCGATGAATATTATTACTACAGACGAGCAATTGTCCGAGCTCGTTGAGTACTATCTATCACAAGATGCTTTTGTGTTCGATGTTGAGACCTCCGGAGATCATAGAGGAGACCCACGTCAGAACCAGGTAGTGTGGATTGCTTTGGCTACTACCAATCGTGTAGACGTGATACCTATGGGCCATCCTAATGGAGAATATCTGAGGACAGAGTATCCTCTTCTACCGTCTGCTCAGGATCGTATTATTAAAGGTCTTCCTTTAAGACCTATAGATTACAGCAAGGATGAGCGCAAGGCTACAAAAATATTTGGCACACCTCCTGAGCAGCTTACTGCCGGTGAAGTGTTCAGGGCTTTAAAGCCATTGTTCTTTAGCGATCTATTAAAGATCGGTCACAATCTTAAGTTTGATATTCAGAGTGTATCTAAGTACATTGGAGCATTGCCTTCACAGCCCTATGCTTGTACTCTAAACGCTGCTTTTATTCTAGATACTCGTAACAGTAGAAACCTTGGTCTTGATGATTGCTTAAAGCGTGAATTTAATTATCACATGGTAAAAGGTGTTGGTGCTGAGATTGAGGCACATACTTTTGATGATGTAGCTACATACGCTGCTCTAGATGCTGAGTGGACTTGGAAGTTGTGGGAGACATACTCACCTCGTTTAGATGGGGATAACCTGCGTGGCATCTTCTCTCTTGAGATGGATGTACTTCGTGTTATCTCTAAGATGGAGCTTCATGGTGCAGACATTGACGTGGATGCTTTGAAGGTACTTAAAGGTAACCTTGAGCTTCAGCTGGAGACTACCAAGGCTACTATCTACAGGCTTGCAGGTAAGGCCTTTAATATCAATAGCGTTCCTGAGAAACAAAAGTTACTTTTCTCTGCGAAGAAGGATGGAGGTCGTGGACTCCGGCCTCGCGTCCTAACCCCGAAGGGCATCAAGAACAGCGAAAACGGTATCGCTCCCGTTATCTCAGACTACTCGGTGTCTGAGCCCGCGCTCAAAGCATTCCAAGGCAAGGATGCTCTAGTTGATGCCCTTCTCAATTATTCTGACTTGAACAAGTTGCTTACTACATATGTCATTCCTTACTTGGGCGGTGATATTGTTCGTACAACTTCTGGAAAAGCCAAGACTGTTGTTAAGAAGTCTCTACTACTCAAGGGTAGAATCCATACCGATTTTATCCAGTACGGTGCTGATACCGGACGGTTCTCAAGTAGGAATCCTAACTTGCAGAACGTGCCTAACCCTCGTACTCCAAACGGTAAGGCTATCCGTAACCTCTTTGTTGCTCCTGAAGGACATCAACTTGTAGTAGCCGACTATTCTCAGATCGAACCTAGAATCCTGTCTTCATTCAGCGGTGACAGGGTTCTCTGTCAGAACTATATTGATGGGGTAGATATCTATACCACTATCGGTGACACCGTTGGCGTAGATCGCAGTGGTGCTAAGACCTTGGTGCTAGGAATGATGTATGGTATCGGTCCTGAAAAGATTGCTAATCAGATTGGAGTTTCCGGCAAGGAAGCTCGTGATCTTCTGGACAGCTTCTCTGCTAAGTTTCCTTCTGTAGCAAAGTATAAGCGTAGAGTTGTTTCGGAGACTCGCAGGCGTGGTCCTGTTCCTTACGCTCTTACCTATATGAATCGTCGTCGTTACTTGCCTGACCTTCTCTCTCCTGAGATGGGTAGGCGTGCCAGTGCTGAACGTCAGGCATTCAATACAGTTATCCAAGGTTCAGCAGCTGACTTAATCAAGCTAGCAATGGTACGTGCAGATGGTCTGTTGCCTGACCGTGCTGCAATGATCTTAACCATCCATGATGAGTTGGTTACAGTTGCTCCAAAAGAAATTATAGAAGAAACAGCAGCGGCTATCCGTGAGGCTATGGAAGGCATTAAAGCCTTGTCTATCCCTATGCTAGCAGATGTTAAAATTGTAGATAAATGGGGAGAGGCAAAAGACTAATGTTTAAAAGAAAGAAAAAGAAGCCTATAAAGCGTGTAGAGCTTATCAGCATTCCTATGCCAGTTCTTATGCGTCAGGCTATCTATGACACTATGCTTGAGCCTGCAGAGGAGATTGCTGCTGCTCTAGGTCTGCCTCCAATCTCCGATGAAGTTGCTGACATGGAGACTCAAGCCAGTCAGAAGAGGCTAGAGCGCTTCGCTTCTTTACTTCCTTTCATAGACTCTCACTCTGATCTATGTGCTCGCATAACTTCTTCTGCCTATTTAATCGGAGATGATGAGGATGATGAGGAGAATGCTTTTCCAAGCGCTGACTCAGATCGTATAGCTGATCTATTTAAGATCGTAGCTATCTCCTCAACTATCTCTTGTATCTCTTCTTTATTTAATCTTGGTCTATTAGAAACAACGGTGGAATCAGATGGCGAATAGCGATTGGTGGGCTAAAAAGATGGGAGCACCTGCTGCTCCTAGGCAGGCAACTCCTCCAACAGGTCCTTCTCAACCTGTTCCTTATGTGCCTCCTTCTCAACAACCCAATGTGCAAGTTAACTACGACCCTAACTCAGATCAGTTAGTTACCAAGGCACAGAGTGCTAAGATGGGCAGCTTCTGCCCTAACTGTAGTTCCGGTAACTACTTTGCACCACAAGGTACGCAGCGTATGCGTTGTTATGACTGTGGCTATCCTGTAGTTCAGTCTGGTAGTGGTGCGGGTATGTCTGGTGGTAGTGGTGGTCCCTCTACACCAGCTAAACAAGTTGGACAAAGTGGCGGGTTTAATCCAAGTATTATCGTAGATAGGATCGGTTAATGACTAAGACAATTAATTCAGACGCACTTAAGGTAGCTGCTCTTATTAATAAGAAGCTGGGGTCCAACACTGTTGTAGTTGCTGATGAGGTTACTATTCCAGACCGTATTACTACCGGCTCTCTAACACTAGACGTTGTGCTTGGTGGTGGTTGGGCAATGAACCGCTGGGTAGAGCTTGTAGGCGAGGCTTCTCACGGTAAGACTGCTATTGCTTTGAGGACAATCGCTGCTAATCAGCAGGTAAATCCAGAGTTCACAGCTGTATGGATTGCTGCTGAGGATTTTGACTCTAAGTATGCTGAGCTGTGTGGGGTAGACACAAGTCGTGTACTACTTGTAGAAACTAACAGTATGGAGGATGCTTTCGATGCGGTTATTCAATTCATGGAAAGTAAGGCTATTGATATGGTTGTTATTGATTCCCTTCCCGCTCTGGTTCCTAGTGCGGAAGACGAAAAAAGTATGGAAGAGTTCACCGTTGGACGCGGAGCGTTAATCACTAATAAGTTCTTCCGTAAGGTTATGTCTGCTACTAAGCGTGACATGATTGAATCGGAGCGTCCTGTACTAGGTATGATGATTAATCAATATCGTATGAAGATCGGTGTTATGCATGGCGATCCTCGTACCACACCGGGAGGTCTTGGCAAAGACTACGCCTACAGTATTCGTTGCGAAGTAAAGCGTGATGAATGGCTTGAGGTAGGCACCGGACAGGATAAGCGCCGAGTAGGGCAGACTATCCGTGTCCGTACCATTAAGAACAAGACCTACCCACCACAACAGACAGCCTACCTCGACTTCTACTTTGCTGATGGGGGACCTATAGACGCAGGTAGTTATGACTCTGGTAAAGAGATCGTAGCCCTGTCTATATTGAACGGCATCGTGGAACGTCGCGGTGGCTGGATGTACTATAATGATCGTAAGTGGCAGGGCTCTCAAGCCCTCATCGACTCTATCCGTGAGGAGATTGATCTTAAGGAAGAACTGACTAGGGCAGTCATGGATACCTTGAAGTCAACTCCAGTTCTCATGTTGAGTCCTGATGAAGAGTGAGGGTCAGAAGCAATCTCTAAAGCATGAGAAGCGTTTAGAGAAGGCCACGGGCGGTAAGCGCAATGCCGCCTCCGGTGCCTTTTGGTCTCGTAAAGGAGATGTCAGAAACGACTTATATCTTTTTGAACATAAGTGGACCAGTAAGAAGTCTTTTAGTGTACAATCATCTGTATTAGAAAAAATAACTACCGAAGCCATTTTAGATAGCAGAGAACCAGTTCTGGCTTTTCATTTAAATGGACAAGACTATGTAATCATACAGGAGACTCACTTTCATGAGCTTACAAGAGCAGCCAATAGAATTACAGAAGAGTAAAGAATGCACATTGTGTAAAAAGACTCTTCCAGCAACTAGAGAATACTTTTCTCCAGCAAGAAAGGGAAAGTACGGATTAACACAGAGGTGTAAATCTTGTGCTAATGCTAAAAATAAAGAGTGGTACGAGAATAAGGATGGAAGATCGTGGCATTTAAAAGATCAAAGCCAAAGACGAGCAGATCTTGCTAATTGGGTGGATTCTTTTAAAGATGTTCCTTGTACAGATTGTGGGATAAAGTATCCTCCGTATGTTATGGACTTCGACCATCTTCCAGAGTATGAAAAGTTATTTCCTATCGGTGTATTAGTAAACAAGCGCCTATCAAAAGCTACTATCTTAGAGGAGATAGCTAAGTGCGAGGTAGTTTGCGCCAATTGTCATAGGAAGCGTACTAGGGCAAGAGGTCAATGGTCTGGTATACGGTATAATAATGTTGTGGGGGGCCATAACGAATTAGGTGAGTAGTGCGACAACCATTTGACCCGCCATGGGCTTGGAGATATGATGCCAAGTGTCAGGGGGAGGATACAGAGATATTCTTTCCACCTAGAGACAAGGCACTCTATCGACCAGTAGCAGAGGCGGCTAAGGCAATATGCTGGGGCAAGGACGGTAGGCCTCCTTGTCCAGTAAGAAAAGAGTGTCTAAGAGAAGCCATCCTTAACCAGGAACTTCATGGGATATTCGGAGGTCTATCACACAGGGAGCGAAACGCTGCTGAACGTAGAATGAAGAAACTGGGTCTAACTCTGGACCAGTGGCTTGAGCTGGAGGGTACAAGTGTCAAAACCAATAACGATCCCAAGCAAGGATCTAAAGGAGTTTCTGAATAGTAATAAACGAGACTCCCGTTTACTAGGCGCACTAGAGCGCCATGTATTAGCTAAGCCGTTCGATGAAAGAGATCAATCGTATATACATCCCTCGGATATCATCAAGCCAGAGTGGTGTGCTCTGGCTCAGTACCATGCTATCAAAGGTAACTATGTTGAGACTAGAGACAAGCCTACTCTTCGTCTAGCTTCTATCTTTGCTGAGGGCCATACCATTCACGCCAAGTGGCAGAATTGGTTTAGAGAGATGGGTGTTCTCTATGGTAAGTGGTCTACGCCAAAGCTAGCGCCTTTCTGGTCATCATCATCTAGCTTTACTGACTTAGGTTGGGAAGAGATCCCTACCTACATGGAAGTGCCTCTACGTAGCGATAAGTATATGATGCGTGGCCATGCCGATGGTTGGATTAAAGGCCTAGGAGATGACTGCCTCATTGAGATTAAGTCTATTGGCACAGGCACTATTCGTATGGAGATGCCGGCTCTTATGGCTCAATACGATAATGATATTGACGTAGTGTGGAAGAACATCCGCACACCTCTTAGATCTCATCAGCTACAGGGCCAAGTCTACCTACACCTATGCCACCTTATGGCTGAAGAAGGATTACTTCTAGATGAGGAAGCTCCTAAAGAGATTGTATTTATTTATGAGCTTAAAGCAAATCAAGAGTATAAAGAGTTTGTAGTCAAGTACAACCCAGAATATACAGCCGCTATTTTTGATAAGGCCGCAGATGTAGCATGGGCAGTAAATAATAATAGGCCTCCAGTATGTACATTGGACCCAGTGAAAGGGTGTAAGCGTTGTGATCCGTTCCAAAAATAGTATCGTTAATACACAGTTTGCTGATATACAGGCTGCTGCAAGTAAATTAATTGCACAAAATGTAGCTAACACTCTCCGCCCCACCGATACTTTTGGATGGGATGAGCCTGCTACTATAACCAATGAAGATAGGGCAGCATCTATTGAGAACATTATTGCTGACTTCCTACCTGATTCACATAAAGATATTCCAGTAGAGATTGCTAAGGCTGTTGTAGAAGCTTTGTTTCCTACTATGGAAGAGTCTAATACTGCTCCTTCTCCTCAGTTCAATAAGGTTAAGGTGACTGAATACAATACTATTGTCAGTCCCTCTACTTATGAAGATTTAAAAGGCTACGCTTGGAGCCAATACACAACTACAACGACGACAGCAACTGATGCGTATACCTTCGGAGGCACCCAATGAGTATTAGTACAAAAGTAGTAGCAGCTCTTAATGAGTTAGGTTTTGCTTTAACACCTAAGCCTGAATATGATATTCCTTCCTTGCCTCGTGACATTACAGAGTTAGATGACGAGGCTCTTATGGATCTATTTGTTCAGTATACTCAGTGGAACGATCACTTAGCCGGTGCTTACGCTGTGGCTATAGTTAATGAGCGTGAGGCTGAAAGTACACTTAAGAACGCTGAGTCTATTGCTCTGCTTAAAAACTGGACTGGCGCTAAGGGAGACAGGGTAACTCTAGTAAAGGCCCAGATCCAGGCCTCAGAGGAGATCCAAGAGCTCATCTATGACTTTGATACTAAGTATGCCTTTCGTAAGATCATTGAGACTAGAACTCAGAACATTGAGAGGGACTGTAACGTAGTCTCCAGAGAGCTTACTAGGCGTACATCAGATGGCGGTTTAAGATCTAGGCAGAGGAGGTTCACCGCATGAGTGATGGTAAGTGGGAACAACTATCTTTGTTTACAGACGAGGAGTTGGGTATGGCGCCCAACACTCTTCCTATGGCAAGCAAAAAGTGTTGCGAGGAATGTACCTGTGAGCAATCCAGCTAAGGCAAAGGGCAGTGGGGCAGAGCGTGCTGTTGTGGCGTGGCTCAAGCAATGGTTTCCCTATGTGGATCGCAGGTTAGCTGGGGCTACCCTTGACAAGGGGGATGTCTCCGGTATCCCAGGCGTGACTATTGAGGTTAAGAACCATGCGACCATGAAGCTTTCTGAGTGGCTCAAGGAGCTTGAGACTGAGATGAAGAACGACGGGGCATGGACCGGCGTAGTTATTCATAAGAAGAAGGGCACCACCGATGTGGGCCAGTGGTACGCCACTATGCCTGCTCAGGTCTGGGTTGATCTTCTTATACGACTTCGAGATAAAAACGGCTTATAGCCGTACTGACGGCCTTTTAAAGGGTATTGTAGGACAAGGTGGGCGACTAAAAATCGAACCTAAAGGACTACAAATCGTGACTGAATCAACAGAAGAGAAGTTCTTGCGTGTAAGCGCAAGTTCAAATGCACAATCAGTGGGCTCAGCTATAGCTCACGCTATCTATGAGAAGCCTCAGGTATACCTACGTGCAGTAGGTGCCTCAGCAGTTAACCAAGCAGTAAAAGCTATCGCTATCGCTAGCGGCTATGTCGCACCTCGTGGTATGACATTGAGTTGCCGCCCAGGATTTGCTACGGTAGATTCCAGAGATGGTCAGATAAGCGCAATTGTCTTTACAATCATTGCAAGTTGATATATCATTTGCAGTGAGATCTCACTAACAGTTAGGTACCAACATGGCAAAATCAGATATCGATACGGCAGTAGCAGCCGGTAATACGCAAGGCCGTTCAGTAGAAGGTCCTGGAGTTTCTTTTACTAATGCTTCAGGCGCAGCTTCTGCTAACACCAAGGCTGTCCCTCGTGGAAACACACAAGCGGGAGACCCATCAGCTGAGGCAAAGGGCGTTCGCGCACCTATGATGGCTGAGCGTAACGGTGCTGCTCACACTATCATCACCAACATTGTGAAGCAAAACGAGCCTGCTGCAGGAGCAACATTGGCTAACGCCCGTGTAATTCCATCAGCAACTCCTCGCAGCTTCGAGTCAGGTATTGACTCTTCATACTAATGTGTGGTACAGTATTTATTAGGGACTAGTTTTCTAGTCCCTAATAGATTTAATTAAGGGGGCGAAATGAATTTAGAATCTTTATATGCTGAAGCTAAAGAAGTTAACACTTACATTGTTGGTAAGTGTGTAGTAGGTCAGTGGGCAGCATTCTTGCCTGAGAATGACCAAGCAGCTTTTCAATTATCTTTAAATGACGAAGACTTTTCTACTAGAAGTCTATTTGACCTATACAAATCAGCCGGTGCACAATTTGGACTAACCTCCTTAAAGGAGCACAGAAATGGAAACTGCGCATGTCGTTAGAAGAAAACTACAATACCGCCAAGTCCGAAATTTCAGTCAGCAGTGGCTTAAGTTCTATCGATAAGCTGCTTAAAGCTAATGGTCTTACACCTGAGGATGTGGGTAAGATCAGTAAGGTAAGTCTGTCTACTAATCCAGACGATACTAAGATCATCCTCTCTCCTAAGTGGAGTGAAGGTCCTAAGTGGCAGCCAGTACAGCCAGCGGATCCAGTAATCATTAATCCAAAACCAACCCCGACCCCAGCCTTGATCAGCAGTGGCTGGAAGGTTGCTGTTGCGTTGCCTGATCCACAGATCGGGTACCGTAAAAACGAGGATGGAACCCTGGACCCATTCCACGATGAGGATGCCATGGATGTGGCACTTCAGATCGTAGGTTTAGACCATGGCCACCCACTAGATCAGATTATTAACTTGGGCGACTTCCTAGATCTCCCTATGTTTGGAACATATGAACAGGAGTCTAACTTTGCTCATACTGCTCAGCTCGCTATTAATAGGGGCCATCGTTTTCTTGCTGAACAAAGGGCGAACGGTGGGGCAGATGCCCGCATCATTCTTCTTGAGGGAAATCACGATAAGCGTCTCAATCGCTTTATTAACACTAATGCTGCTGCGGCATATGGTCTCAAAGTAGCCAACATGCCTGATTCTTGGCCGGTTTTAAGCCTGCAGAATCTATTACGCTGTGACGAACTAGGAGTGGAGTTAATCGATGGTTACCCAGCTGGAGCACACTGGATTAATAAGCGCCTACGTGCTGTGCACGGCGATCGTGCTAACTCTTCTGGCTCAACGGCTGCACAATATGCGAATTCGAATCCAAATATCTCTACGTTATTTGGTCATACTCATCGCATGGAACAGCAATCCAAGACTGTATTTGATCGTGACCAGGCCATTAAAAGTGTCTCTTTTAGCC